GTTATATATTGAAACAAAAGGGCTATTATAGTATAATAAGAATTGTTAAAATTATGAGGGAGTGATTTTATGTTCGGATTATTTGGAGAAAAGGGTACATGTTCAATCTGTGGAAAAGAAAAGACACATAAAAAACTAAATGATGGTTTTGTATGTAGTAAATGCTTAGCTTTGTGTGGTAATAATAGAAATACCTTTAAAAAATTAGAGAATACAACAACAGCTGAAATTCTTGAAGAAATTGAAAAAGAAAAACAGGCAGACTTAGATATAGCAAATTTTGTTGGAACAAGAGGAGTTGGAAAACTGATAAAATTTGATGATAATGCTAAAAAGATACTATTTCCTAAAACATTATTAACAAAAGCTAGAATTTACAATTATTCTGACTTACTAGGATATGAAATTCTTGAAGATGGGAATATAATAACAAAAGGTGGGCTTGGAAGTGCAGTAGTTGGAGGTGCTCTTTTTGGTGGTATAGGAGCAGTAGTTGGAGGACTTACTGGTGGGAAAAAATCAAAAGAAGTTGTTAGAAGTTTAAAAGTTAAAATTGTTTTAGATAATAAAATAGTCCCAGCCGAATATATTGAATTATTGAAAACAGAATTTAAAAAAGATGGGTTTGTATATAGAGGAGCAAAAAAGGAAGCTGAGGATATTGTTGCAATTTTAGCTTCTATCAGTGCTGAAAATGAAAAAAATAAAGAAAGTAATAATACTCCTATTATAAATAATGATCCAATTGCAGAAATAAAAAGATATAAAGAACTTTTAGATGGTGGAATCATTACACAAGAAGAGTTTGATAAGAAAAAACAAGAATTATTAAATTTATAATTATTAGATTTAAGGAGGGGAAAATGCCTAAGAAATACATAAGTGTAGCTCAAGCAGCAAAAAGATTAAAAGTTTCAGTTGGAACAATATATAATTATTGTAGAATTGGAACTTTAGGATATAGATGTATCCAAAATCAAAAAAAGAACACATGGCAAGTTGATTTAGAGAGTCTTGAATTGCTTGAAGAAAATAGCACATATAAAAGTACCCTTCAAGTTAAGAAAGATAATCAATATAGCCTATTTTAGAGAGTTTAAAAACTCTCTTTTTTTTATAAAAAAATTAAATATTTTTTGAAAAATGTATTGCATTAATCAAATAAGTATGATATACTGTGTACATAAGGAGGTGAAAAGATGAGTAAGAGAAAGAAAAAAATAAAAAAGAAAGGAGGTAAAAACAAAATAGCAAAAAAAGAGCTACTACTCTTGATAATCTGCACAATTCAGCTGTTGGTCGCAGTAATTGAATTAATAAAGATAATCATAGAATAATAGCTAAGCAGTTGAGGGATAACAACCCTCCCTGCTTAAAATATTATAACAATTCTTACTTATTAAAGCAAATGAAAAATATAAAAATTTTCAATATAATTATTATAATTTCTATTTTAATAGTATTAAATCATTATTTAGATAGCATTATACTAGCTATAATAATCTTATTATTATGTATCTACAATTTAATAAAATATCTTAGATTAAAAATGAATAAAAGGAGTTAATTATGACTAGAGGTGGAAAAAGAGAAGGAGCAGGAAGAAAAAAACTAACTGAAGAAAATAAAACAGTATTAAAATCTTTTAGAATAAAAGAAATTCTTTTAATTGAAATAAAAAAGAATTATCCTGCTCTAACTCTCTCTAGCATAATAGAAAAGGCATTAATTGAATATATAAAAAAGAATAAAAAGGAGTAAAAATGTACTATTTAATACATCATATAAAAATAGAAGGAATGACAGAAAGAACATTAATTAATGAATGTTATATATCAAAGAAAGATGAATATAAAGATAGTTATCATGAAAAGAAAAGATGTATAAAAGAAATCAAAGATTTAAAAGATGAAACAATTCTAAAACTTTATGAAGAAGTTCAGGATTATGGAATAGATATTTTTAGAGAAATTGCAATAAATGGTATTTTAAACAGTGAACTTATAAGTAATAAAGTAAAAGAAAAGATTAAAATAGACTTAGAAAAATAATAAATAAAATTAAGATTCAAAGGCACATCAAAAATGGTGTGCTTTTTTTATTATAAATTTTATAATCTTTGCAAATTTTGCAACATTTATTTCTGGAACAAGTTATAACAAGTATGGAAAATAAAAGATTAAAAGGAGTAGTACAAATGGGAAGAGTAAAGCCTCCATTTTCATATTTTGGGAGCAAGGGAAGATTTTATAAAGAAATAAAAGAAATATTTGAAGAAAATTATAAAGAAAATTTTATTGACTTATTTGCTGGAGCAATGGAGATTCCATTGTCATTTAAAAATGAATTTAATAAATTGAAAGTATTAGCAAATGTAAAAGATGATAAAATTGAATGTTTATTAAAAGAAGATGCTTTGAAAGTATATAAAAAGGGACTTGAATACATTAATCATGATTTAGAAGTAAATGCTAGAGATGTATATACTGATGAGAGAGCTAAATTTGATGAAGAAAATAGGAAGTTTAAAAATATTTTTTCAGAGTGTTGTCCATGCTGTGGGAAAAGAATAAAAAATAAAAAAGAACATGAAGTTTTTAGTGAAGATGAAAAAATGGTTCTTAAAATTTTAATGGGGTTTGGTGGTTGCAGCACAAGTTTATCAAATGCTTTTTACTCTCCACAAAAATTACAAAATTTAGAAAGTTATATGAAAGCATTAAAAAGTATCAAAATTACTAATAATTTATTTGATGAGAATTGGGAGTTTGAAAATAGTTTTATATTCTTAGACCCTCCATACATTCAAAAAATAAACAAAGAGGAAGAACAATTTATTGGCTATAACTATGCTACTGACAAAGGGATTAATTGGTCAGTTAAAGATGACAATAGATTGATTGAATTTATAAAAAGAAATCAAAATAAAAATAATGTATTTCTTGTATTTGGGAGTGTAAATAATAATTTATCAAAGTTATTAAAAAATAATTTTGAATGTGAATTTATTATAAAAGAGTATAAAAGGGTAACATTTGGAAAACTAGCAGATAAAGCTGAATATTTTTGCTTAATAAAATAAAAAGTATGGAGGTGTCTTTATGAAATTAGAGCTTGTACAAGCTAAAAGAATGTATGCAGATAATAAAAGTATAGATGAAATAGCTAGTGCTTTAAATAAGAGTAAAGGCACAGTTTACAGATGGATAAAAGAAAATAAAGAAGAGTTTGAAGAAGCAAGAAAGTTAAAAGAATTATCAGTTGATGATATGGGTGAAATCTTAGATGAAGCACATAAAAAAATGCTTTTAAATATTATTGAAAATCCTCAAACATTAGTTGACCCCAAAGTTGCTGATTCACTGATTAAAATTGCAAATGTCTTGGAAAAAATGGATAAAAGAAGAGAAAAAGAAAAGAAAGAAAAACAACATGCTGAGGAAGAAGAAAGAGGGGTGTTAATAGTTGATGATATCAAAGAAGAAGAGAAAGCAACTTAAAATATCAGACCTATTAACTTCTAAATTTTACCCACTTTATTCAGCTTGGAAAAGTAATAAATACACTCGTTTAGTTTGCAAAGGTGGAAGAGGTTCAGCAAAATCAACTAATATTGCTTTGATTTTAGTTGTTGATTTAATGCAATATCCCATCAATACGATTTGTTTTAGAAAAGTAGGGGAAACACTTAGAAAATCAGTATATGAACAAATAAAATGGGCTATTAAATTTTTAGGAGTAGAGGAATATTTTGAGTATAAACTTAGTCCCCTTGAAATTATTTATAAAGAAAGAGGAAATAAATTTATTTTTATGGGAGTAGATGATCCACAAAAAAGTAAATCTATAAAAGAAGCTCAATTCCCTGTTGCTCGTTACTGGTTTGAAGAACTTGCAGAGTTTAAGAATGAAGATGAAGTTGAAACAGTTTTAAATTCAATTTTTAGAGGAAAGTTAGAAAAAGGACTTATTTATAAAGGTTTTTTTTCATACAATCCACCAAAAATGAAGCATAACTGGGTAAATAAAAAATATAATTATTCTTTCATAGAGAATAATGTATATGTACATCATTCAACATATTTAGAAAATCCACATATATCAGAAGAGTTTATAAAAGAAGCTGAAGCAGTTAAAGCAAAAGATGAAACAAAATATAGACTCGTATATATGGGAGAACCAATAGGCAATGGACTTGTTCCATTTCCTAATTTGGAAATAAGAGAAATAGAAGCGACTGAAATTGCAGGACTTGAAAAATTTAGAAATGGAGTTGACTGGGGTTATGGAGTTGATCCATTAGCTTTTGTTAGATGGGGATATGACAAAAAGAAAGGCATTATTTATGCACTAGATGAGTATTATGGAGTAGGTTTAAAAAACAGAAATCTAGCAAACTATATTCTTTCAAAAGGCTATGATGAGCTGGTTATGTGTGATAGTGCTGAACCCAAATCTATTGATGAATTAAAGGAATATGACATAAGTGCATGGGGAGCAAAAAAAGGTGCTGGAAGTGTTGAGTATGGAGAAAAATGGCTTTCTGATTTGGAAGCAATAGTAATAGATCCAAAAAGAACTCCAAACATATCAAGAGAATTTGAAATGATTGATTATGACACTGATCGTGAAGGGAATCCATTACCACGCTTATGTGATTCTAATAACCATACAATAGATGCAACAAGATACGCATTTTCTAATGATATGAAAAAAGGGAAGTGGGTATATGAGTATTAGAGAATTTTTTAAAAATTGGTTTTTCAAGGATTGTTCTGTAATGACTGGAGATGGGAAGAATTTTGAAGCATCTGAATATATGTCAACAATATGGGAACAGCCAGGCTTTATGCTGCCAATTAGGAAAAAGATAAAGGCTTGTCAAAACATAGAAATGGGCATTTATATAGGAAAAGAGGATGGAAAGAAAAAAGTTGATAATCATATTTTAAATAAGATTTTTAGAATGATTAATCCAAATACATCATTCCAGGACTTTATAGATTATTTAATAGTTTGGTTAGAAGGTTCAAATAATGGAGTTTTATTAGAACTTATAAAAGGGTTGCCCTCACTTGCTCCTGACTTATATATACACTCACCAAATAATTTTACAGTGTATTTTGAAGGTAGAAGGATAAGAGAAATAAGAATCCATAACCCAGCTAAAACAATAACTGGGGACGAATTAAAAAACTATATATGGCTTAGTTCTCCAAACTATGACAACATAATAGATGGAGTTAGTGGAAATGGAATAGGTCAAGGAAGAAGCAAACAGAACGCATTAGCAATATTTGGAGCTTATTTATTCAAGGCTTGGAAATGGAACTGGAGCTTGGCAAATAATCTAGGAAAACCAGGGGGAATACTTCAAACAGAAGGTGCAGTAGATAAGGAAGATAGAGAAGAAATAAGGAGCAAATATTCAGCTCATTATGCAGGAGCTGAGAATGCTGGAAGTCCTTTGGTACTTGGTTCTGGATTAAAGTACCAAGACACTTCAAAAGCACCAATAGATGCTGACTGGAGTACAGCAGAACAAAAAGCACATGAAAGAGCTGCTATTGCTGCTGATGTCCCAGTTGAATTAGTTGGTGGAGGAGATTCAACTTATCAAAATAGAAAACAAGCTAAAAAAGAACTATATAGAGAAGCAGTAATTCCGTTTTTTAACAATTTAAAGAATTGGCTTAATTATTTATTAGCTGACTATCTGAAAAATGGAGAATATATAGACTATGATCTTTCTGGTGCTGATGAACTGAAAGATGATATAGGAGATATTATTCAAAAATTAGAACCTTTAAAAAATAGGGTAACAATAAATGAATATAGAAGAATTATATCAACACTTACTGATTTAAGTTTGGAGCAACTAAAAGGCGGGGATGTCTTGCTTGTTGGTGGTGGAGATATGACATTGGAAGAAATTACTGAACCCGCAACAACAGAAGGTGAAAGAGCTGAGGATGTATGAAAAAGGAAGTTCAAAAGATAAAAGCAATAAAAGCATTAGAAAGACGGCTAAGTGCAAGAAATAAAAAAATTATAGAAAAGATATTTATAGAATTAAGAGACAAAATAATTGAAGATAATTCAAAAAAATATGATGTAAAAATGATTATAAATATTGACTACGAATGGCTTTTGAAGAAATTTAAAAAGGGACTTGAAGTAGTTTACTTATATACATTCGAAGAGACTTTTAAAGGCTTTCAAAACATCTACAAGAAAACAATAAAATCTAAAACTATAAAAGGTATTAGGGATTATTTTTTAAAGGATTGGAATATAAAAAATGCTGGAAAACAAGCAACTAAAATGACAGCAACAACAAAAAATATTTTAAATAAGATAATCACAACAGGGCAAGAAGAAGGCTTATCGCATAATGAAATGGTTAAAGAACTGGTAAAGAATATTAATGGAATGACAGAACAAAGAGCCAGTACAATAGCAAGAACTGAGACAAGCAAAAGCATTAATACAACAAGTTATGAAACTGCTAAAAATGTGATGAAAGAAAAATGTTGGATACACGTTGGAGGGAAAAAGACATATAGAGCACATCATAAAGCTATAAGTAATAAATGGGTGGATATAGATTATAAATGGAAGTTAAAAGATGGTGTAGAAGCTGAGTATCCACACCAGGATAGTTTACCAGTTTCTGAGGTTGTTAGATGTAGTTGTTTAATTATTTTTAGATAAAAGGAGTAGGTATGTCAAAGAAAAAGATAAAGAAAAGAATTAATTTTTCTGATGAAACTTTAAATTTTACATGTGAAATTGAAAAGTTTAAGGAAGAAGAAGGAACACCAGGAAGATTTACAGGAATACTTGTAAATATGCAAAATGACAGTCTTGCAAAGGGTATTTATAGATTTAAAAAAGGAAGTATGCAAGGAAATAATGGGAAGACTTTACTCCTTTTATATAATCATTATGGTGAATTATTACCAGTTGGAAAATTAGTAGGAGAAGAAACAGAGAAAGGATTTGAAGTTGTGGGAGAGTTTCATTTATCAAAAGATGATAATGGAAATTATATAAATCCTGAAGCTGTAAAGTTGTATTCGCTTATGAAAGAAATGAAGCTACCTTTTGAAATGTCAGTGGGTGGAAACATTGTAGATTATAAAGAATATAGTGAAAATGGTAAGTATTACATAGATATAAATAAGTTTGAAGCTCATGAGGGGAGCTTAACACCTAAAGGTGCTGTAAAAGGAAGTAAAGTAACAAGAGTTTTTAATAAAGAAAATGGAGGAATAGGACAAATGGATAAAGAACAATTAAAAATATTGATGGCTGAATTATTAGCAAACTTTAAAACTGAATTATTAGAAGCAGGAACACCTGAAGAAATTAAAAATTTACCTGTTAAATTCAATGAAATTAATTCAAAATTTGAAGAAATAAAAACTGAATTAAATGGTGAATTCAAAGCAGAAATTGAAAAACAAATGAATGAATTTAATGAAGTTATAAAAGGTTTAAAAGCAGATTTTAAACCAACTAGAAAAGAAGTAACAGCTGCTGAACAATTTAGTGCAATGATACAAGCAGTAGAAAAAACTGGAAAATCAGCTGATATAGTATTTACAGAGGAAACAGAAGTAAGTTTTGCAGATCCTGCAAGCACATCAAATACTGCTGCTGCTGTAAAAACACAGTATGTTAATACAATTTTGGAAAGATTAACAGATATTAATCCAGTTTTGACAGATATAACATTTATCCCAATAACTGATGGAAGTCTTACAATTCCAAGAGAAGTTGCAGGACTACCAGAAACTGGGTGGGTAGGAGAAGAAGAAAACAGAAAAGAAACTACTGCTTCAAAACTTGAAAATTTGAGTATTGCTATACATCAATTATATGCAATGCCTAAGATTACCAATAAATTATTAGCAACAAATTTTGTAGGATATGCTAATTTTCTACTAAAAAGAGTTGAATATGCTTTATCTTTAAGATTAGCAGATACTTTATTTAGTGGAACAGGAACAAATACCCCAATAGGGATATTAAAAGATACATCTGTTAAGAAAAAAGTTGAATTTGATACAACAGATGACACAACATTTGTTGACTCTATAATAACAGCATATTATTCAATGAAAGAAGCAATAGCACAACAAGCAAAATGGTATTTTTCTCCAGAAACTTGGGCAAGAATAGCAAAACTTAAAAATAGTCAAAAAGATTTTTATCTTACAGACTTAGACACTGGGACTACTAGAACATTAATGTCAAGACCAGTAATACTTGTTGATTCAGAAAATGCAGAGCTTAAAGGAATAGATACAGCAACAGCTGGAACAGATATTATTGGAGTATTTGCAGATTTAAGTACAGCAGTGATGGGAATTCAAAATAATGCTATGACAATGAGATTAGAAGATAAAGTAACTTCTAAAGGATACACAAAATACTACATGGAAAAAGGCGTAGGTTTTGGAGTTCAATTACCTGAAAACATTATAAAAATAGTTAAAAAAGCATAATTTAAGAGGGATTATTCCCTCTTACAATGCTAGCAAGGGGATAGCATGGGAATTAAATATGATTTAGAAATTGCTAAAATACTCACTAATATTGAGGATGAAAAGCTTTTAAATTTTTATATTAATGCAGTAATAAAAAAGATAGAGGGGATATTAGGCTATGAACTCCTAAAAGGGCAAATAACAAGTTTAGTTAGTGGACTTAATAAAAACTATGTATTCTTACCTAGAAAGAAAATTGAAAGGGTATTGAACGCTAAAAAAGGGTGTAAAAAACTCCCTTTCAGTTTTGTAAATAGAAAAGTAATATTTGATGAAATTATTACAGTAGATTCTTATGTAGAAATTGAATACGTTGCTGGATATGAAGAACTAACTGAAAATCTTTTAATGTTCATTTGTTCAACTATAAAAGAAGAGCTTTCAAATGCTGAAGGGTTAAAGAGTTATGGAATAAGAGGAATAAACTATACTTTTCTTAATAAGATAGAACAATCAGATAACTTCATACGAGGAGTTAAGGACTTGTTTGGAGTTGTAGAAATATGATAGTTAAATCATTAAAAGAAATTGAGTACTTGGCAAAGCATCAATTAGAAATTGGAATATTAGCTATTGATAAAAGTTTAATGGGAGAAGATGGAAAAACAACAATATTGAATTATGCAATATGGAATGAATTTGGGACTTCTGATATACCAGCTCGTCCTTTTATGAGAAATGCTTTTGATAGTAATAGAGGAATCATTTCAAACTTGATTCAAGCAGCACCCAAGAAGGTTATAAAAGGGGAAAAGAGTGGAAAAGAAGCACTTATGGAGATAGGAGAAACTATAAGGGGTTTAATAATTCAAAGTATTGCTACAGCTCATGCTTGGGCAGTTCCAAATGATCCAAAAACTTTAAAAATAAAAACTAAGAATGGACAGACTAATAATACAAAACCACTTCTTGATAACAGGTTTTTAATCAAGTCAATTAGGTATCAAATAGTAAATGAAAATGGAACAATAGAGTATTTGTCAGATTTTAAGGATGTATAAAAATGGATAAAGTTATTTTATTAAGTAAGCACATAACAAATATAAAAGTTATTTCAAAAGCTGAGGGAAGATGGGAAAAAGGAAAATATATAGCTGATGAAGAAAAAGAAAAGATTATAAAAGGTGTGTATATGCCCGTTTCATCTGATACTTTGAAATATTATCCACAAGGTGAAATAACTCTTAAAGATATGGAGCTATTTACAAAAGAGAAGCTAAAAGAAGGAACTGTTGCTATTTTAAGAGGAGAAGAATTTAAAATAATTGAAATAACTGACTTTGATTATTTAGCTGATATAAAAAGCTATATTTTGAAAAGGAGTACAAAAGATGATTAACCTTATAATTGAACTTCTTAATAAAATAAGTAATATTCAAATTATACCAGCTTTTACTGATAAAAAGCCTCCAAAAAAGCCCTATGCAACTTATCAAGTGTTAAATATAAATAGTGCTGATTTTAGAGGATACACAGAAAGAGAATACATAAAAAAAGATGAAAAATATCTTGAAACAACAGAATATAGAATAATGGCGAGAATTCAATTTGATGTTTATTCTGAAACACAAGAAGAGACTTTAGAAAATGCAACAACACTGAGAGAACTAATTCTTTTTAATGCAAGAAGAGAAATTGGAAGAATAGAAGCTGGAGTTGTAAAAAGTAGTGAAATAAAATCATTAAATGAGTTAATTAATGCTAAATATGAATATCGTTGTAGTTTTGACATAATTTTTGAATATATGAAAATAACAAAAGAAAGAGAACTTGAACTAATAAAAGAAATAGAATTATTAGTTAATGAAAAGTATAGAAACAGAATAGTAAGGAGGAAAGAATAATGGGAGTATATAGAGAACCAATAAAAATAACATTAGAACAAGAGCTAAATTTAACAATAGCTGCACTTAATAAAACTCTTATAGTTACAAATGATAAGAATGTAGATTTTAAATATTATATGAACTCAAAAGATGTTGCTAATGATTTTGGAAATAATTCAAAAGTATATAAATTAGTGGAAAAGTTTTTAGGACAAAGAGATGGAGATGGCAATATATTAAAACCTGATTTCTTTGGAATAGTTGGAGTTACAGCAACAGGGCAAGAAAAAATTGAAGATAAATTGAAAGAAGTGTTAAATGAAAATTTAGACAAAGAATGGTATGCACTTATAACAACCTTTGATACTGATGAAACTATGAAAGCAGTAAGTTCTTTTTTAACTGAAAATAGAAAAATATATATTACAGAAGTAAAAGCATACCCAATTGCTGATACTTTAAAATCTGATAGAATAGTGCCTATTTGGAATTTAAAAAGAGATGAAGCAGAAAAAGAATACAAAGCAGCAGCTTATGCTGGTGTAGTTGTAACAAAAGGAGCAGGATATAGAAGCTCAATGATAGAGTTACAAGGAGTAACAGCTGATACTGAACTAGCTAAAAAGCCTGAACTTACAAAAAATAATATTACATTTGTGGAAAAAAGAACATCAGAAGGCTATATAACAGCCAATGGTGGAAAAGCAACAGATGGAACTTATTTAGATGACACAACTGCTATTGATTGTATCATTGTAAATCTAAATGAAAATTTAGAAAAAGCTATGATTAAAAAGGGTTTCCCACAAGATGAGGAAGGTTATGCTTTTTTAGAAGAAACATTAAACAATGTTATGGAAGAAATGGGGGCTAATAATTTACTTGCAAAATTAAATGGTAAATATCAATATACAGTTTTCCCAGTTAATCAAACTGCAACAGAAAGAGGACTAAGACTTGTAAGACCAAGAGTACTTTTCAGACTTAGAAACTGG